AAACGAAGATGACCGTTATCAAATTTGTGAATCTCATATTGAGTACAACATTCCGGGGATGGATGATGATGATGGCGTAGCAAAGCCTTATGTCATCACTATTGATAAATCCACTCAAAAGGTTTTGTCAATTTATCGCAATTGGAAACGTTCAGATAGTTTGCACAAGAAGCGTCAACATTTTGTGCAATACAACTATATTCCCGGGTTTGGTGCTTATGGTTTGGGATATATCCATTTGATTGGAGGATATGCTCGGGCAGGAACTTCACTAATCAGGCAGTTGGTTGATGCTGGAACATTGTCTAATCTTCCCGGAGGTTTGAAAGCCCGTGGGATGAGGATTAAAGGGGATGACACACCTATTTCCCCGGGGGAATGGAGGGATGTGGATGTTCCGTCAGGAAGTTTGAGAGAAAACTTCTTCACGCTGCCCTATAAAGAGCCAAGTGCTGTGTTGTCTGGTCTATTAGATCGGATCACGGATGATGGCAGAAGGCTTGCAGGCATTGCTGATTTGAAGATCAGTGATATGTCTGCCCAAGCTCCAGTTGGTACAACCTTGGCTATTTTGGAACGACAACTCAAAACCATGAGTGCTGTTCAGGCAAGGGTTCATGCCAGCTTGAAAATGGAGTTTAAGCTCCTTAAAGAGATTATTCGGGACTATATGCCTCCCGATTATTCTTATATCCCTGAAGGCGGGAATAGGGCAGTTAAACAAGCTGACTACGACATCGTAGAAATTATCCCTGTATCTGATCCAAATGCGGCCACAATGGCTCAAAGGATCATGCAATATCAGGCAGCTTTACAACTGGCTCAGGGCGCTCCTCAGATTTATGACCTGCCCATGCTTCATAGGCAGATGTTAGAAGTTTTGGGAATTAAAGAATCTCAAAAACTTGTGCCTATGGCTGCGGATCAAAAACCGCGAGATCCGGTCAGTGAAAACATGAGTTTCCTGACAGGAAAACCCACAAAAGCCTTCATTTACCAAGATCACGAAGCTCATATCGCAACCCACACGTCTCTTCTACAAGACCCAACCATCATGGCAGCGCTTGGTCAGTCTCCTATGGCTGCTCAAATGCAGGGTGCAATCATGGCTCATGTGGCAGAACACATGGCGTTTAACTACCGAGCCAAGATTGAAGAGCAATTGGGAGTTCCAATGACAGCTCCGGATATGGAGCTTTCTGAAGAAGTTGAGGTGCAATTGTCCAGATTGGTTGCTCAGGCAGCTCAACAGCTTCTTCAAACCAATCAGGCTAAAGCCCAACAGCAACAAGCCCAACAGCAAGCTCAAAACCCTGAGCTTCAGATTAAACAACAGGAACTCCAACTCTGGAATCAAGAGATTCAACAGAAAGACAAAGATAGTGAACGTGATTTCCAAGTTGCTCAAAGAAAGTTGGATATCCAACAGGCTCAACTGGGCATAGATGCTCAAAAGGAAGCCGCCAAATTGAATCTGAAAGAACGGGAAACTGACAAAAAGATTCAGGCAGATATAGCAAAACTATTGGCTAAACGATAAGGATAGAAAATGACTACTGCGCTTTCCGTAGTCCAAAAAGAACTTGAACTCCGTAGACAGTCCTTAGTTGAATTCCTGTCCACAGGATCAGCTAAGACGCTAGAGGAGTACAGGGCAATTACAGGAGAACTTCGAGGTCTGTCTCTTGCAATTGAGTTAATCAAAGACCTTGCGTTTAAATTGGAGAATCAAGATGAGTGAGATCCTCATTGCGTCAGAACATGAGGTGACACCGCTTCCGGAAACACCGGAACAGAAAGCCAAACAGCTTCCTAAGCCTGTCACTTACCACATTCTGTGTGCGATCCCTGAAGCTCAAGAAAAGTTTGACAGCGGCATTGCTAAATCCTCAACCACCATGCACTACGAAGAAGTGCTATCTCCTGTCCTGTTTGTTATGGATATGGGTCCTGATTGCTTTAAAGACGCTACAAGGTTCCCAAGTGGACCTTCTTGCAAAGTAGGTGATTTCGTTATGACTCGCGCCGGATCAGGATCAAGGATCAAGATTCATGGCAGAGAATTCCGAATCATCAACGATGATCAGGTAGAAGCAGTCGTAGAAGATCCCCGTGGCATTATGAGGGTTTAAACATGGACAAAGAGATTTTTAAATTCCCGGATGAAAAAGAATCCAAAGACGAAATTAAGGTAGAGGCTGAGCACCCTGAAACCGAGATTGAAATCGTTGATGACACTCCTCTGGAAGATCAAAACCGGACTCCCATGAAGGAACCTCCGGCAGATGTAACAGATGAAGAACTTGAGAATTACTCGGATAGCGTTAAAAAACGTATCCAGCATTTCTCTAAGGGATATCACGAAGAACGCAGGGCAAAAGAAGCTGCTCTTAGAGAACGGGAAGAAGCTCTAAGAGTTACTCACGCTCTGATTGAACAAAACAAAAAGCTCCAACAGAACGTAGGCCAAAACCATCAGGCTCTCCTACAACAAGCCAAAACAGTTGTTGAAAAACAATTGGAAGACGCTCGTAGAAACTATAAAATTGCGTATGAATCAGGCGACACAGAAGGTCTTTTAAAAGCCCAAGAAGAGCTTGTAGAAGCTAAGTCAAAAGCAGAACGACTTAAAAACTATCGTCCGCCTGTACAAAAACCTGAAAATGTTGTACAAACTCAGGAACCGCAAGTTGATCCCAAAGCAGAGGCTTGGAGAAATCGAAACTCTTGGTTTGGGAACGACAAGCGTAAAACGGCAGTTGCTCTAACTGTTCATCAGGAACTAATTGAAAGCGGAGTTAATCCATCAAGCGATGAGTATTATCAAAAGCTAGACACTGAAATCAGGTCAATGTTTCCGGATGCGCCTTCTCCGAGACGTGAACCTGAGGTCAATGTGGTAGCTCCTGTGTCAAGAAGTGTTGCGCCTAAGAAAATCACGCTTACAAAAACACAGGTTGCGCTGGCAAAAAGACTGGGCCTTACGTTGGAACAGTATGCCCGACAAGTTGCTGATGACATGAGGAAATCAAATGAGCGATAATCGAACCCCCCGTGAATTGAATGTCCGTGCCAAATCTGAGCGCCCAAAAAGGTGGCAGCCTAGTAATGATCTGCCTACCCCAAATCCAGAACCCGGTTGGACATTTCGCTGGATCAGGTTAAGTATGCTGGGTAACGTAGACCCAGTTAACTTGTCTTCAAAACTGCGAGAAGGTTGGGAACCTGTAAAAGCTGCTGATCATCCAGAAATTGCTTTTGGAATGGTAGAAAATGACCGTTTCAAAGACAACATCGTTTTTGGTGGTCTGATGCTTTGCAAAACACCTAATGAGTTTGTAGAGGACAGGAATTCCCATTACAACCATCAGGCAAATTCCCAAATGATCGCGGTGGATCAACATCTCATGCGAGCAAACGATCCTCGAATGCCTCTGTTTAATAACAGAGAAACGAGCGTTTCTCGTTTTGGTAAATAAACTCAATATCGGAGCATGACATGGCTTACCCCACTGTTAATGCACCCTACGGCCTCCGTCCGGTCAATCTGATCGGCGGTCTACCGTTTGCGGGTGCAACCCGTGCTATTCCCATTGCGTCTAACTACGGCACCGCCATTTATTACGGCGACGTGGTTCAGTACAAAAATGATGGCACTTTGATCATCACCACCCTTCAGAACCAAACCAGCCCGGTAGCGGGTGTTGTGGGTGTGTTCTTGGGTTGTTCGTACACGAACCCTTCGACCAAGCAGAAGCTCTACTCCCAGTATTACCCCGGGAGCATTGTTGCTGACGACATCGAAGCGTACATTTGCGACGACCCGAACGCTCTGTTTAAAGTTGTGAACTGCACCAGTGCGGTTGCGGACGATGCGGCTGGCGGTCTTCTGCCTGCTTACGTTGCTCGTGGCAGTGCTATTGCTTGCAACGCAGAGCTTGTGCTGAACACTGGCGTTGCGACGACCGGCAATAGCCGTATGGGTGTCTTTATCAACAACGTGACGACGATTCTGCCGATTCGCGTGGTTGATGTAGTGCCTGACACCAAAAACTCGTCGGGGAACTTTGTCGAATTTATCGTCAAGTTCAACGCTACCTACCACACCTATAACGCCACCGCTGGTGTTTAAGGAGTAGATAATGGCTATTTCACGTTCCCAGCTACTTAAAGAACTGCTCCCCGGACTGAATGCTCTGTTTGGTCTTGAGTACAAGAGCTATCCCGAAGAGCATAAGGAGATTTACGAAACTGAATCTTCTGAGCGTTCGTTTGAAGAGGAAACCAAGCTCTCTGGTTTCTCTGCGGCTCCGGTGAAAACCGAAGGTGCAGCGATGGCGTATGACAACGCTCAAGAGGCTTGGACTGCTCGCTATGTTCACGAGACCATTGCTATGGGCTTCTCGATCACCCAAGAGGCGATTGAGGACAACCTGTACGACAGTCTCTCGGGTCGCTACACCAAAGCCCTTGCTCGGGCAATGGCGTACACCAAGCAGGTCAAAGCAGCGAACATCCTCAACCAAGGCTTTACCGGTGGCCCCACCTATGGTGACGGCAAGACCCTGTTTGCTACGGATCACCCCCTGATCTCTGGTGGTACCAACAGCAACCGGCCCACCGTTGGTGCCGATCTGAACGAAACCTCGCTTGAGGCGGCTGTTATCCAGATCGCTGGTTGGACGGATGAGCGCGGTCTCCTGATCGCTGCGAAACCCCGCAAGCTGGTTGTTCCTCCTCAGCTCCAGTTCGTTGCAACCCGTATCCTTGAGACGGAACAGCGTCCGGGGACGACGGACAACGACATCAACGCGCTCCGCAACAACGGATCTATCCCCCAAGGTTACACTGTGAACCACTGGCTGACTGATCCGAATGCGTGGTTCCTGTTGACGGACGTTCCCAACGGTCTGAAGCACTTCGTTCGTACCCCGATGTCTACCGGTATGGATGAGGACTTTGATACGGGTAATGCTCGGTACAAGGCACGAGAGCGATACAGCTTTGGAGTGTCGGATGCTTTGGGTGCTTTTGGTAGTCCCGGAGCATAATCAAATAAATCAAGCACGTACGCTTGATTGGACCCCGCTTCGGCGGGGTTTTTTATTGGGCATTTACATCAAATCATTGATAAATTTAAAAGCTTGACACTGTTGTCCAATCATGCTAAAAACCGTTTAACCGTATTTCACAGCTTTCCAAACCGATACGGCGGACTTCATGCAGATTGGAAAGCTACTCGCATGAGAGGATATTATGCCTACCACTTCAACTACCACCTCCGTATGGCGAGCAGGTGGCGGTGATGCTACTAAGACCAGCTATGCTGGTTCGATGCTGATGGTTGCGGATTTTTATATTGATCCGACCGATGCAAACACGACCAATCTTCAGCGTTCTTCGACTGATACTCGCACTATCGTTCTTCCGATTGGTGCGGTGGTTGTTGAAATCCAAGCCAATGCTGCTGGAACTGGTGGTTCGAGCCCCACGTTCGACATGGGTTGGATTGGATACACGGACACCTCTGCGGTGGATGTGGACGGCTTGATTGCTGAGGGTGATGCCGATGCGGGTAAATCGGTATTTACTTGGGCCACTGCCACTGCCGGTGATGATATGGGTGTGGTGATGTCTGCAACCCAGATGGTTACGCTGACTGGTGGTGTTGGGGCTTCTGCCGCTACGGGTGGCACGATCACTGGCCGGATTCTGTACTACGTCCCCACTGACGGTGCGTATACCTCGTAAGGAGTGAGTCATGCGTCCAGTCGTGATTAGTAAGACTGGTACTGGCTCGTCCGCAATTGTTCCTCTTGACCACTATCAAAGTCCTTTCAATGTTGGGATTGGGGTAGTGGTTAGTGGAACAGTGAATTACACGATCCAGCATACCTATGATGACGTGCAAGATGCGTCTGTAACCCCTGTTTGGTTTGACAATGCAACTATTGCTAGTAAAGCCACCAATTTTGATGGTGGTTATACCTTGCCTGTTACGGCGGTAAAGTTGCTGGTCAATTCAGGTAGTGGAACGGCAACCGCCACAATTATTCAAGCTGGTATGCCCGGTAAATAATTATGACCTGCTGGATTAGGACAAACTTCAAAGTTTGTAAATCCTTTATCCGGCTAAGGCAGGGAATTAGAATACTTGAGTTGTAATACTCATGTGTTTTAGTTACCCTGCCTTTTGTATTGATGGCAATAATATTTTGCTAATCTGGGTTCAAGCAGAATCCAAGAGGTGAATCATGGCAGATCGCAAGCTATCGCAACTCTCGGCACTTACTGGAGCCAACACGGCTTCAGGAGATTTGCTGTACATCGTGGATGTATCTGAGCCTCTTGCGGCGGATCAGAGCAAAAAGATCACGTTAACTGAGTTTCAGAGTGCTCCAATCAGCGCAGGAACAGCCAATGGTTTGCTTTATTTAAACGCCTCAAAGGTTCCCACCAGTGGGGCTGGATTAACTTATGACGGCACTGATTTGACGGTAGTTGGAGCTGTTAACGCCGGATCAGTGAATACGACCACGCTTGATCTGACCAATCTTGAAGTAACGAATATTAAGGCTAAGGATGGCACTGCTGCTGCAACCATTGCGGATGCCACTGGAAAGATTACTGTATCCACAGAACTCGCGGTAGACAATTTAAATCTATCAGGCAACACGCTTGCTTCTACGGATACCAACGGGAATATTGTTCTTGCCCCGAATGGTACTGGGGATGTCCAGTTAGATGCTGATACGGTTCGGATTGGAGATGCGAATAGCAATGCTCTGATTACGACCAATGGTACTGGGGATTTGGTTTTAAACACTAACTCAGGAACCAATTCGGGATTTATCACCATTGAGGATGGTGTAAACGGCAACATTATTATTGCCCCGAATGGAACGGGTCAGGTTCAGATTACCAATGCGGCATTAGATCTGACCACAATTGAAGTGACAAACATCAAAGCCAAGGATGGTACGGCTGCGATGACCTTGGCTGATTCCACGGGTGTTACCACCTTTGCAGCCAATCCTATTCTGAATGCAGGTACTGCTAATGGTGTGCCGTACCTCAACGGCTCCAAAGTCCTGACCACGGGGAGTGCGCTGACGTTTGATGGGACTAATTTTGCAACGACTGGGGACATCAATAGCGAAGGCTCTGAAAAGTACATCAATTTCCGTTCAACATACTCTATTGGAAGCAACGTCCGCGCCCGTATTCGTGCTGTTGGTGCTGGTGGCGGAAGCGGTTATGGTGGCGATTTCCGTGTTGACACAAGAGCGACAAATAACGCATGGAACACTGATGCGTTTGTAATTGATTCAAGCGGCCAACCAATTTGGACTTTTGGCGGCTCCGAACAAATGCGCCTGACCTCCACAGGTCTGGGTATTGGGACGAGTTCGCCGCAAGCCAAGTTAGAGATTGCACAGTCTGCTGACAACACTGATGGCCCCAAACTTAGAATTGCCAACAACGGCAACACCCTATCAAACGGGCAACTGATTGGCGGCATTGACTTTTTTAACGGCGATGATTCTGGTGAAGGTGTTGGTGCGTACATTTATTCGTATACAACCGACTCTATAGCCCGCGCATTAGGCCAAGACCTCCGATTCGCCACGGGAGGAACAACCGAACGCATGCGCCTTGACTCCTCCGGCAATCTGGGTATTGGGACGAGTTCGCCTTCTACCAAGTTGGATGTTGTTGGTTCTGGTGATGGTGAAGTTCGTATTCGGGCAACATCGGATGCTTCGCTTATTTTTAGTGAAACTACTGCAAACAAAAACTGGAAACTCAAGCCGTCCGCCGGTGATTTCTTTTGGCTATACAGCGCTACGGCGTACAACAGCGGCTATTCTGCATTGATGGCATTAACCGCCTCCGGCAATCTGGGTATTGGGGAGACGAATCCTATTGAAGCGTTAGAAATTAAACGTGATGGTGCTACAACGGCAAGTATTGTTGTCAATCAAATAGGAGCTGGCGGCAGAAAATACATCATTGGATCGACTGGCAGTGGTTATGGCTCCGCTGGCAACTTGATTTTCTACGATGCTACTGCGCCTGCCGAACGCGCCCGTATCACCAGCGGGGGAACATTCCAGACTTCTTTGGATGCCTCTATCTACGGAGTCACCGTAGGCCGTGGCGCAGGTGCTGTGGCTACCAACACTGCGGTGGGTGCGAGTGCTTTGGCGGCGAATACTACGGGTGCGCTATCTGTTGCTATCGGCTGGAATGCGCTCAAATCAAACACAATTGGAGATAGAAACCATAGCGTTGGCTACGCCAGTATGTTTACCAACACAACTGGAAACTACAACACTGTTTTTGGTTACGGCGGTATGTACGCCAACACCACTGGCTCCAATAACACCGCAATTGGGTACAACACTCTTGCACAAAATACGACTGGTAGCGCCAACACAGCGCTTGGCCAAGACGCTCTCCAAGCCAACACCACCGCCTCTAACAACACTGCTGTAGGTTATCAGGCGGGATATTCACAAACAACGGCAGATGGAAATGCCTTATTTGGGTATCAGGCAGGCACATCACTTACCACTGGGAATCTAAACTCGTTTGTTGGTGCGGCGGCTGGCGGTGCAATCACCACCGGCTCCAAAAACACCATCCTCGGTCGCTACAACGGCAACCAAGGTGGCCTCGACATCCGCACTGCCGACAACTACATCGTGCTGTCGGATGGGGATGGGAATCCGAGGGCTACATGGTTCCCTAACGGATGGGTATTTGGTTATCCTAACTACACGCCACCTACCGATGAGCAGGTTGTTGCCGTAGATAATGCCAGCGGGTCAATGTCCGCATTCCTTGCGGCGGCGTCCCCGAATGGCGGGCAGGCAGGTCTTCGCCTTAGGGCTGGGGTAGGTACAACCTACCGCGCAACCCGTATTGACTTTTACCAAACACCTGCTAGCACCACAGTTCCTCGTTGGACGCTAATCAACGATTACAACCAAGACAACTCCAATGATTTTCGTTTGTACAGCGGCGTGTATGGAAACCCGGTGCAAACTTGGAAAGCCGATGGCACAACGAGCGTCTACAACACTTTGGGCGTTGGAAACGCCGCTGGGTCAACCTCTGGCGCAGGCATCACCTTCCCCGCCACCCAAAACGCATCGTCTGACGCCAACACGCTGGATGACTATGAGCGTGGGACTTTTACAGCAACACTAAAAGGTCAAATTTCAGACCCAACAACACCTGTTACAACAACGGGTTACTACACAAAAATCGGGAATCTTGTCTATGTAAAGGTTGGTTTTGAATCTGTAGATACAACTGGTGGCAGCGGCGGGGCTTATATTTCAGGCTTGCCATTTTTGAATGTAAACGCAAGAGCGTTTGGTAGTGTTGGTTCTTATGGTGGGCTTGCTTGGAACTACCAAGTCACATCTATGGTTAGTACTGGAGCAAATTATATTGATTTGATGGATATACGATCCGCAAATATATGGACTAATGCAACAATCAATGTTTCTGCATCAGCCTATATTTGGGCAACAGTTACATACACAGTCGTATGAAAACCTGCACTGTTTGCCACATGGTAAAAGAACTGACCGATTTCTATCGGCGTTCTCGTGCGCCCGATGGTCACGAAGCAATGTGCAAAGAGTGCAGGCTTGCTCACAACCGAAACTGGCTTGCCAAGAACAAAGACCGCCACGGTGAACTTACTCGGTCATGGTACGAACGCAACAAAGACCAGCATCTTGCCAACAGCAAGGAATGGTATGCCGCAAACCGCCACCGCAAACTGGCAACCACTACGGCTCGTGAACTTCGGTGCAAGCAGGCAACCCCTGCGTGGGCAGACAAAACGGCAATCATGGCCTTCTACGCTGAAGCACAGCGCCTAAGCGCAGAGACAGGCATTCAGTACGATGTTGACCATATCGTGCCACTAAAAGGCAAAACGGTGTGCGGTCTTCACGTTCCTTGGAATCTGCAAGTCATACCGTCAAGCGAGAATAAGCGCAAAGCGGCTAAATTTATGGAGGCCAATCATGGCATTTGAAGAAAAGACATTCATCTCCCAGTTCGACATCCAGCCCAACGGGTGCATCGGAGTCCGCAAGACCACCGATGTCCTGAAGGACGGCGTTGTCATCTCGTCAACCTACTGGCGTTGCGTTCTCGTGCCCAACGACCCGCAGGCATCCACGGTGCTGGATGAGGCGTACTACCTCAACATCGCCACCTACGCTTGGAGCCAACCATCGCCCCAGCCGTATGACCCTAACCCACCAACTCCCGGAGTTTGAACATGATCGAAACCCCAACTCCTGAAGAAATCGCTCGGCACTATTCCGCCGCCCTTGATTCGGTCTCGCTGATCAACGCAGGCAAGCCTGATCAAATGGACGACGAAGAATGGGCAGACTGCCTGAAGCGTAATCAGGATCACTTGAAAATCATGATCGCTAAGGACTTCTGGACTGATCAGGATTTGGAACCTTTGCGTCTTGCGGCTGGGGAGTGATGATGGATATTGTTTGGTCTGTTTCGACTTTGGAACGCGACACAGCTACCGGATACGTCCGGGTAGGCCATTGGCAATGTACCGGGAGTGATGGTGAGTTTTCCGGTCGCGTGTACTCTACCTGCTCATGGCCAGATGGTCAGCTGGTGATTCCGTACGCAGACCTGACGCAGGAAACTGTGCTGGGTTGGATCTGGGAATCTGTAGATAAAGACGCTACCGAGGCGGCTGTTGCTGCCCAGATCGAAGCTCAAAAACATCCCGTAACTGCAACTGGTGTACCTTGGAGTCAATAATGAACGATCAGAAAATTGAACTGTCCCTGAGTCT